TGTAGTAGTATCTCCGTTAAATTACCAAGAACCAGACCATTCTTTTGCTTCGGATCCAGCAACACCGAAGACCGAGATGATTGTGTTAGTACCATTGTTAGATGCACGAACACTGTTACCATCTTGGTGACCGATTCTGAAACCAGAGATCGGATAACCAGTACCAGACTGAGTAGGACCAGTCCACTGACAACCCTGCCAACCAGTACCACATTCCTGCTGTGACCAGTAGTTGTAGTTACAATACATGTTCCAGAAGTTCATGTTATTGTTGTTAGGGGTGTTAGACATAAAGATCTCACCCTGATAACCACCCTCACCAGAAGGTGCCATACGGTAGGAGTTGTTGTTAACAACGGTAATAGGCCAGTAAGAGTTATTCTGAGAGTTCTGTCTAGATCCACCGTCATTGGAGTGCCACCATTCTCCAGAGAAGTAGTAACCGTTAGTAGAAAGGTTGTTGTCTGCTCTCCAGTATCTCAACCAGAAACGGTCAGCACCATTCGGGTCAGCAGTAGTAATGTAAAACTTATATTGATAGTAGTCAGCATTCTGATATGTAGTACCCCATCTAGCGTCCCAAGAGTTCCAAGCACCAGTTCTTGCAGACATGTGGTAGACCATTTGCTTACCACCAACTGCATACCAACCATCACGACCACCAGAACCAGACTGAGAAACATTAAAATATGATTCTAAAGATGTAGTCTCAGTATTATATCTAAGTAATGATTCTCGGTTCCATGGAGAGTCTGAGTTAGGTCTCTGAGATCTATTACCCCTAGAGATCTGAACACCACCAGTACCAGGACCAGTATCTTCATCAGCACCAACAGATTCCCACTCAGAACCTGTGTAAACTTGGAGTTTGCTTTCACTAGTATTGTAGATTACTAGTCCAGTAGTTCCTGACGGACGATTACTGTTTGTATATTGAGGATATTGTACGCCATCTCCAGTGACGTTAACCTTTCCTACGTTTAGTTGGGACATGGAATACTAAATTCACGTTAACTCTTGCTGATTTTATTTATAAAAGAAAAGACCCCCGAGGGGGTCTTTGAAATTCCTTCATTTGTGAAGGCATATGTCAACCGTCGTTTAACCGATAGCAGGTGCAGTAAGTGCAACAGGCACAGACTCTGCAGCAGCAAGGTCAAGTGGGAAGTTGTGAGCGTTACGCTCGTGCATGACTTCCATACCGAGACCAGCACGGTTAAGAATGTCTGCCCATGTAGGAACTACATGTCCACCAGCGTCAACAACTGATTGGTTGAAGTTGAAACCGTTAAGGTTGAATGCCATTGTAGACACACCCATAGCGGTAAACCAGATACAAACAACAGGGAATGCAGCAAGGAAGAAGTGAAGACTTCTTGAGTTATTGAAAGATGCATATTGGAAAATAAGTCTTCCGAAATAACCGTGTGCAGCAACGATGTTATATGTTTCTTCTTCTTGTCCGAACTTGTAACCATAGTTCTGAGACTCTTGCTCAGTAGTTTCACGGATTAGTGAAGATGTCACCAATGAACCGTGCATAGCAGAGAAAAGAGATCCGCCGAACACACCTGCTACTCCAATCATGTGGAATGGGTGCATTAGGATGTTGTGTTCTGCTTGGAACACGAACATAAAGTTGAACGTACCAGAGATACCAAGTGGCATACCATCAGAGAAAGAACCTTGACCGAAAGGATAAACAAGGAACACTGCCATAGCAGCAGAGACTGGAGCGGAGTATGCAACACAGATCCAAGGTCTCATACCCAAACGATATGAAAGTTCCCACTGACGACCACAGTATGCTGTGATGCCGATGAGGAAGTGGAACACTACCAACTGGTAAGGACCACCATTGTACAACCATTCGTCTACTGATGCTGCTTCCCAGATTGGGTAGAAGTGTAGACCGATTGCGTTTGAACTAGGGACAACAGCACCAGAGATGATGTTGTTACCATACATTAGAGAACCAGCGACGGGTTCACGAATACCATCAATGTCTACAGGAGGTGCAGCAATGAAGGCGACAATGAAGCATGTAGCAGCAGCGAGGAGGCATGGGATCATAAGAACACCGAACCAACCAACATAAAGTCTGTTGTTTGATGATGTTACCCATTCGCAGAACTCATCCCAACCTGAGAGGAGTCCACCACGCTGTTTGGAACGTGAAAGAGTTGTCATTTGAAAAAAAGGGTTATGTAATAGTGCAGGGGACACTGAATTAAATATTCCTTCACCACCCTCAGGTGAAGGTATTAGAGACGTAATTTATTCTCCCATAGGTCTCGGTTAGCGGGAGCAAGATTGAATTGTTACGATTTCGTAACGCTTTCTAACAATATGTATAATACCAGAGGTGTCAGGATTTTGTCAAGTAAGAAATTATACCCAATCCAGACGCTTGACATAATCATAAGCATAGTTTTCTCGCTGTCCTTCAATACCCCATCCCAACCAGTAGTAGGCAGGAACCATGTATTGTTGAACAGTTTGTCCACCACCTTCAAACATAGGAAGATAGCGTTGGAAGACACTCTCGTTAATCATATAACGTGTCTGTCCTTCCAGAGTGCTAGGGTCACAACCATACTTGGTGCAGAATTTTCCAAGGTTATTATAGCGACCAATTGATGTCCACTGGATCAAACCATATCCACCAGTATGACAGTCCTCGTAATTCACACGAGCACCACCCTCACAGATGTTTGCTTTGAACATGGACTCTTGTTTGATGTTGCCCATGATAGTTGCTAGGGCATTGCGATCATTAATAAGAGTGTGCTCTTGTAGTTCAGCAAGAACATACTGTTCTTCTGGAGAGCAGTCTTCACACTTCCAAGACTTCTCTACAATAGGTATAGGAGTGACTACAGGAGGTTCTGGTGCTGCCGAAAAACCAGCAAGCAGCGAAACGATTCCAAGCATAATGCGCTCAATCAAATACTCCATGAGTATAGCACTGTCGTGCGATCAGGTCAATACTTTCTTATGGTTCCCTTAAGACCAAGACCCTTGAGGAATGCTCTTGCTTCCTTCTGTGCGTCAAAAATCTTTGCGAATCTCTTGTCTGGGTTCCAAGTAGGTTTGGATGTAACAAGATACTCAATCTCTCCGTCAACCTTACGGGATGCTACCCACCTGATGTCATTGTTAGGGTCTTTCATAGTCAATCAAAACTCATGCTTATTTATAAAAAGAGTCCTCCTTGTTATTTGGCAAGGAAGACTCTGCGGCGACGATATGTTTTATTTATTAGATTAGTCCTGACATCCCTGCTGCTGTGCCTACAACAACAAAGAAACCAAACTCAATTAATGAGTAATAAGGACTGTAAAATATTTGCTTCATGCGAATGCTGCTGATCCGATACCTGTGAACAGGTATGCTGCTATGAGTGTTGTGAATAATAAGTGTTGCATTATGCTCCTTGGGGTGCGTAGTTATAGACAGGTGACATGATTCCTCCACCACCATCATCATCATCGTCATCATCATTGAATGGAAGATCACCGAGCATGACAATACTGACAATGAAGGTGCATATGACAGGCATAAACGGAAACAACAGTGTCTGTACCCATGTTTGATAATCGGCGTCTAACATATCTAAAATACGAAGGAACTTGTAAGTGTGCTAGACGCCAGTGCCATCGCAAAGATGTAAGGTACAAACTTGAGTGGCACTGGATGTCTATTCATTAAACAAAACCAGGAATGATTTGACCAGTCGTTAGGTAAGCACCTAGACCAGCGATGATGCCGAGCATGGCAAGTCTGCCATTAAGTTTCTCAGCAACAACCTTTTCCTTTTCTAATTCTTTCATTAGAAGATGCCAGGAATGATTTGTCCTGTTGTAGCATAAGCGCCAACTGCTGCTACGAATCCGAGCATTGCTGCCCATCCATTAAACTTTTCTGCTTCAGGTGTCATTTTCTTTAAGGTATGAGAGTACGGTTTGGGGGTCGGTTGTGGTGTAGGGATCATCTTCAGCATCATCAATCTTGCCTGGTTCTTCCCAGAGTTGTTCAATGATTGTGTCGTTGACCACCATAGCGTATCGCCATGATCTAAAACCAAAACCTAAGTTGTTCTTAAGAACAAGTTGATTCATTTGACCAGTGAAGAATGCATTCCCATCAGGAATTGCTTTCACTTTTTTAATTCCTTGATCTTTGAACCATGCATTCATTACGAATGAATCATTAACGGAGATACAATAGACTTCATCAATACCAAGAGAGATAAACTCATCGTATGCTTCTTCAAAACTAGGAAGTTGTTTCGTAGAACAGATGGTAGTAAATGCACCAGGTAGTGAAAATACTACTACTCTCTTATCTTGAAACAGATCTGTCACAGATCTGTCAACCCAGTTGTCATCAATTCTGTAATGAAAAGTTGTGTCAGGGATTTCCTGCATAAGTCAGTTAGAACATTCCAAAGAACATTTTACCAGTAAATCCGTAAGAAATCAAGGCACTTACAAAACCAAGCATGGCTAAACGACCATTAAGTTTTTCAGCGATTTCATTATGTGTTACAGACACGTCCATGACACGCATTGGAGGTTCCTTTGCGAACATGTTTTGACGGTTCCCGCTTTCAGTTGTTACGGTCATGTTTAGTTTTGTGAAGAACTGTTACATTATATAGGAAAAATAAAGGGGTTGTCAACCCCTTTTCTGATAAGTATTTCTTATCGCATATATTAGTTCGGTTCAGTTACCTTGAACTTTGACATACCCTGCATCGGTGAGAACCATCCTGTCAGAACATATTTGGTACTCATCGGTGGGTTACCACGGTGTAAATGTGTGAAGGATCCTGGCCAGATTAGTAGAGTATTTTTCTTTGGTTTTATTCTTAACTTCTGATATAAAAATTCTGTCTCTCCTCCCTCTTCTACATCATTAAGATAAATCATCCATGCAAGGACTCTCTGTCTATTCAACCATCCTGCATTCTCTGCATGGAATACATGATATCCTTCCGTGGGTTCAGTCTTTTGTAAGATGCAAGTTCCTGACCACCAATCTTGTCCTTGATCCTGTAGATATGGAAAGTCATCCATATACTCAGCAAGTCTTTGTACCAATGCTTGATTAACATCCTCTGCGATTCCAGGCCAAAAAGGATCAATTGCAATTTGCTTATCTCTTCTAAATTTATCAGACCGTGTATTTGCCTTGGGCGAATACATGACTTGCTGATCAATCATTTGAAGCAGCGTATTAAGTAACTGTTCTGGTAGTGCGTTTGAATAAGTTCTGATAAAATTTTCTGTCATGATATTATTAAAGGGGATCTTGCGACCCCCTTTAGAATTATGTTTCGCTGTCGCGCTGACAACCATCTAGTTTTAAGTCTAATGGCAAAGACATTTTTATTTAGAGAGTTAGCGAGATGGTATCTGTACCCTCTGAACCAGTAAAATCAACTACACCTGCAGCGACTGGATTATCAGCAAAATTATAGGGGTAGTCTAACCCATTACCAACGATTAAATTGTCCAAGTCTACATTGGACTCAGTTGAGACTGAGAAGGTTTTGGGTCTTTCTTCAGCAATTGTACGCAGACCGAGGTAATGTCGCCACAATTCGGTCAATGTATTCTGGGGGACGTTATCATACAGTGCCTGAATGACAGCATCGCGAGCAGCAATTTCTGCTTCTGTGTATTTGGACATGATTGTCAGTTATAAGAACGATATGATCCTACTTCAGGATCAGGATCTAACCACTTAGTATACTCAAAGTCCTCAATAGCGTAATCCAATTGGATAGAGTTGTCAAGAAGATACATGTCCTTATATCGTTGAGTCCAGTCGTTGAACTTCTGGATACGATAATCAGGTTTACCATTGATTTCAAGCGTACCGCACTGAACGTAACGGTATGGATGACGCTCTAAGAGGACTTCAAGTTTCATAATGTTAGTTTAGATCAAGTGCCAGTTTGTCTATAAGGATGGCATAATCCTCTTCCACATCCCCCCAGAATTGTACTCCTCTATCCTCATAAAACTTGAATAGATTTGTGAAGATTACAGGATACTCGGAGTCAAGTGCTACGTCACCAGTTACTGCTTGGTAAAGAATATCTAGGACGGATGAAAACTTTTGTTTAGTTGTCATATCTCTTTAGCGATGTGGACTTACCCTAGTGGGTAACGATCCAGATAGGATTTGAACCTATGGCCGACTGCTTAGAAGGCAGTTGCTCTATTCCGCTGAGCTACTGGACCATGTGAGTGAGTTCAGAGATACGGTTAGACAGGACAAAACCATCCTGCATGGCACCTTTGGAAACGTGCTCATGGAGTTGATCAATCAACAGATCCAGTTCAACGTGAACTTGGTTGATTTCAAAATCAGATTGGTAATCGGTCATGCCTAGTCCTCAAGAACTCTCTTAGTATAGCAAGAACTGGGACGCTAGTCAAGTATGTTTTGGAAAATAGTCTTTACGCATGTACCTCCCAAGGATGTTTGAGTTGTAGTAGAGTGGTGTGCCATCAGACATTGCCTCCGTCAGTACATTGTGTTTGAATAATTGTCGGGTCTCTTCATAATTGCATTGACCCTTCGTTGTATGTAGGCTTAAAATCTCTCGCTTGAAGTTCTGTTTACCGAATTTTTTAAGGTCTTCTTTTAATTCTGGACAAGACCCGTAGTATTTTTTCCAGTCACTTTCTGATTTAACTTTTCGCTTTTTCCCTTTTGGTGTTCTGTGTTGCCAAAAATATTTTCTCCCAACGTAGCATCGTTTGTTGGAGAGATTGGTAATCTTATAAACAAAACCGTAGTTATCCCGAATAAGACTCCCATCAAAAGGGGACTCCAAATACGTCCAAGGATTTTCATAATCAATCAAAGTAATAATGTAATGCTATTAATATTTATTATGGATCAAAAAATCCAAATCCTATAAGCAAACATACAAAAATGGTAAGGTATACTGCTGCATGTATGAGCATTACTCTGCGTTGATAACTTCCTCTAATGTAAATAACGAAACAAATTCTAAATTATTTTTGTCCCATACTAAATCATGTGGCATCTCACATCTATTGACTATTGCAACAACACGATTAACAATATAACCTGCATCTCTCAATACTTTTACTGCCTTGAGAGCACTGCTACCTGTTGTAGTAACATCTTCTAATACTGTGACAACAGAACCCTTCGGTGGTTTGTGTCCTTCAATTACTTCTTTTGTACCATATCCTTTCGGATTCTTTCTTACAATCAGAGCATCAATATGCTTACCTGAATAATATGCCTTCTGTGCAACACCACACACTAGAGGATCAGCACCGAGTGTAAGACCGCCGACTGCTTTTGCATCAGATTCAACATGCTCAATCATTAAATGAGATACAAGAGCATTACCCTCACAAGATAAGGTGACAGGTTTACAATTAATATAGTGTTCAGTCTCTTTACCAGATGATAAAGTAAACTCACCGTGCTTGTATGCTCGTTCCTTTAATAGGTGAAGTAATGTTTTTCTATACTGTTCCATGATTAAATTTCAATATCGTATTCAATTTCTATGACTTTGCTAGATCTACCTGTAGAGTTTGCTCTAACCATTTTTGTCATAGTTCCGTTTAGAAGAATGGATAGTTCCTCTATACGTTGTATGATACGTTCTTTACTTTCACTCATCTTTTTTCCACTCTCCTTTTTCATAATCAAATCTGGGATGAGGTTCAGCAGGAACCCAAGGATTCTTAGATACATTCTTAATAACAATGAATCTATCAGCAGCAAATGTTCCTGCTAATTGAACCTCTATCTTATCATCATCTTTCCAATTAATGCTACCATCCTTCTTGGTATGTAACATTGCTTCTTGGATCTGATCAATAATTTCTTGAGTTAGTTTCATACAACCTTACCTGGTATATAGTCCATTCCTTCTAGCACTTCATCAAGAAGTTTACCGAAGTCATTAAATTGTCTGTCACCTGCGATGAAGCAGCGTTGGCGTCTCCAGACTGCTTCTGCAAGCAATTGTCTTTCACGGACATTAAAAGTTTGAAATCTCATTGTTGTTAGAGTCTAATCCTAGGTCAGTAAGGTAATCTACCCACCACTGTGGGTTCTTTTGTTGTCTCCATTGAGGAACAGGAAGTCCTTTCTCTGAGTAATACTCAAAGATTGCACTATCTATAATCTGTGCGATCTCCATATTCCTCTTCTTTGTCGTCAACATCTGCATACGGGTTCTCCAGATAGGGTCCTCGTTTGCGAAAAGGTTCTTTTCTGACATAATCCGTTTCAGCATTTACTTGTGCGATCCATACAGATAGTTTCATAATTATGTAGATGGCAATCAAAGGTGAAAAACATGCCAGTAAGACAACCTTGTTCATTTTAATAACTCTATTGCATTTAGGAGTTCTTGTGAATGATGTAACTCATCGTTTTTAATCTCTTCTATTTTAGCATCGTCAGGATGAGTCTGTAGATACTTTTGATACGTTTCTGCTGCATGACATTCTACTTCATATGATAGATGGTATGCAGACCGAGGAGCCAACCAGTAATAAACCACGTTAATCCAATAGTAGGCAAGTACGAGATGTTTGGCGAAGAAGCGATCAATCCAATAAGCACTACCCCCGCAAGATTCCATATATTCCAGATGTTCTGTTTCATTCAATGTTTGAGCAAAATGTTCTTTCATCAAATAGATATGTTCTGGTCCTCGTAGTCCTAGTGATTCTCTTAGATGTAGCACACTTAGGAAAGCGAAGTAGGGTGCCCTTGCAATCTCCTCTAGCACCCAGAATCTTTGATAGTCTCTGCCCTGATATAAGAAATCAATAACAGCGACATTAATATTCAATGTTATTTCATTGAACTTTTTCATTTCTATCCTTAGTCATCATGGTCGTCTAAAGGATCTTCCAATCCTTCGTTTCTAAAAAATCCTCTGTACACTCCATAACTTGCTAGTAATACTACAATTACCATCAAAGAAATGGCAAGTGTGATATTAGGATCAGCATTGTAGTGTGGGATGATAGCGTTACACTTAGTCCAAGTACCTGGTAAAGTATAAACTGGTGGACAACTCGCAAAAATCATGAATAATACTCTTGTAAAATTTGAAGAACTCTATTGGTGGCATAATGTGCTCCTGCATGCCAGTCATCTGTATGATGTCTGTAGTTGTTATAGAGTTCGTGTTTCAGGTTGAAGATTCTGGGTTCAATGTCAATCTTCCTCATTTGTCCTCTTCCAGATGGAGGATACATTCTCTTAATGTCTTCCTCTTTCACTAGATGGATGCCCAATCTTTGTTGAATTGCTCTAATCCCTTATCTGTAAGCATAGATTTATAAAGAGCGTAGAAAGTGGTGACAGGAAGAGTACAGATATCAGCACCCACTCTAAAAGCAAGGGGGACTTGACGTGCTTCACGAATGGAAGCAGCGAGAACTTGAGTCTTGACGTTATGTGTTGCGAATACATCGGCAATCTCCTCTATGAGTTTAACACCATCCCAGTGCTGATCATACACACGACCAACAAAAGGTGAGACGTACGTTGCTCCTGCCTTTGCAGCAAGAATCGCTTGTGCAGTTGTAAAAACCAGTGTTACGTTTACTGGTACTTCGTTTCCTGATAGTTCTTTACATACTTTCAATCCTTCGTAGGTGCAAGGAACTTTGATTGTAATGTTAGGACCTATCTCAAGATACTCTTCTGCCATAACCAACATATCATCTGCATTATCTCCAACTACTTCAGCGGAGACAGATGAATTCCATGGCAGCGTCTCGGATATCTCCTTGATCACTTCCTTGGGATCTCTACCAGACTTTTTCATTAGTGTGGGGTTGGTAGTGACCCCATCTATGAGACCTGTGTCTTTATGTAGGTGAGCGATTTGCTCGGCGTCAGAGCAGTCCAGAAAAATTTTCATGACACTCCTGTGCTATTTTTACTTATTTATTATACCAAAAAACCGCCCCGAAAGGCGGTTTGTAATGGAATCAAGACGTTACACGCCAGTTGCTTCCGTTGATAAAGTGTTTCAGATAGACCCACTTTGCATAGTTCACTCCACGATATGTTAAGAACGCGAATGTTCTATCTGGATCGTGCTTCTCGGGATCAAACTCGGGAAGATCATAGTGTAATTCAAACTTGATCTTCAGCATCCCCCAAACCTCCCTCTAAACTTTTCTTAGAAGTAGGACTTCCCCGTAAACTAAGGATAGGAATACCACAGACAAGAGGGATACGATCCCAACAGTTTGTAGTGCTATCATAGTTAGCTCTTAGATGCGAATGGTCTTACAACTTTGATACCACGATACATTAAATCGTGACGCTGCTTCTTACTTGCTTCTGCAAGCACAGCTTCTTTGTACTCTTCAGCGTTATACTTAACGCCACGGTAAGTGACTTGTGTCATTGATTTACTCCTAAAGTAATTGGATTTTTAGGCCCGTTCCTTTAGTCGTTTGCGTCCCATGGACAGTTAGGAGTTGCCTCCTTTACGACTTGGATTAACTCTTCCCTTACAGGGATTGGCATATTCTCATTAGCTTTGATGCGATCAGCAATTCCTGCTGCTCCCTCACAACTAATTTGACTATACATCAAGAGTTCTAACATGGGATGAACGCTCCGTTCCGCGACTTACTTGCGTCTTGTTTGTAACAAGATGAACGTATTGTCATGATAGCATGACAAAACTATTTAGTCAACTTGTTCTGTAACATCTGATACAGTTTTGCTTTTTTTCTTACCTTGATCCCAGAGGTACTGCATACCCTCTGACATTAAAGGACCTTCATCAAACTCTGAAAGAATCTGTTCAAATTTTTCTTCTGCTTTTCTTTGAAACTCTTCGTCTAAAGGTTTCTTTTGACTCATGTCTTCCATCTAAACCACCCTGTAATAATAAGTTTTGATTCTGTTTCGGATACTTCTCCTTTGTGACGGTGGGTGTACCCTGCGGGAAATAAGATAGTTTTGCATTTCTCTGCCTTTACAGTCGTGTCTTGAAAAATAAAGGAAGTACCTCCCCCATCTTTAATTGTATTTAGATAGGTGATAAATGCTACTACTCTGTTCTGTGTCTCTACACCGAGAGCATCAAAGTGATCGGCATAGAATGCTTCACCAGGTTTATAGAATTGAAACTTAGGAGGACTATGAAACTCTAATGGTTCATCATACAGATACTTTACACTATACTCTCTAATAATTTTGAATAGAAACTGAAGATAATCTTCGTCTCTGTATGCAGGATCATACTGCACACCTGACTCTGGGATCTCATTGAAGAATAGATCAACACACTTCTTATAATCTTCTCGTACTTTATTCTGACCTACAGTACCAGGTCTGATTGCTTTACCAGTTGCTTTTACATCATTAAAAAGACGAGTCATGCCATCTACGACAGACTCGTCACACCAATAAGTTTCAATCATAAACTAAAACCAGCAAACGTATTAGAATCTACGTCTTGTTTAATACCACCGACAACATAAGATTCAATCTCTGTTTCTTGTGGTGCATTCTGTTGACCTTTAGAATTCAACCAATGCTGAGTCCAAGGAAGTGGGTTGTTTCTTGCAGGTACATCAAACACTGGATCAATATCAATCGCTTTCATACGACGATTAGCAATCCATTCAACATACATTCCAAGCAAGCGTTCATTAAGACCGATCATGCTACCTTCTTTGAACAAATATCTTGCCCACGCTTTCTCTTCATCAACTGTCTTCTTGAACATCTCAGTTACATATCCTTTCTCTTCCTTAGAAATCTCTTTCATTTCTGGATCATCGCCTGCTGCCCACTTCTTAAGGATGTTTTGGGTAATGACAAGGTGCTGAGATTCATCTCTCGCAATGAGGGATAATATTTTTGCACTACCTTCCATAAGTTTAAGCTCCCCAAACCCAAAAGAGCAAGCGAAACTGACATAGAAACGAATACCTTCAAGAATATTAACGTTCGCAACTGCTCTGTACAGTCGTCTTTTAATTTCCTTACGTTCAATTGTACCTGTAGTATGACCTTCTCTTGCAAGGTTCCACATCTGACTTGAGTCATACTGATGAGCATCACTAATGAACTCATCGTATGCTGCAGTTACAGATGATGCACGTTGCATGACGTTCTCGTCATCAAGAATAGTATCAAAGACTTCCGATGGATCTGGATACACGTTCTTAATAATGTATGTATAGGAACGACTGTGAATCATTTCCATAAATTCCCAAACTGTCATACATGCTTCCAGTTCAGGAAGAGAACAGTAAGGAATAAATGCCATACCAGGACCACGACCTTGTACAGAATCAAGCATGATCTGATACTTCAAGTTAGAAGTAAAGATGTGCTTCTGTTCTGGTGTCAAAGTTTGGTAGTCGGAACGATCTTTCTGTAAAGATACTTCTTCTGGTCTCCAAAAGTATCCTAGTTGTGACTGTGTAAGTCTATCAAATACAGGATACTTGTAATTGTCATATCTTTGTACACCAAGAGGTTGTCCAAAGAACATGGGTTGCTTTGTCGTGTCTACTTTGTTCGTGTTAAATACTGTCATTCCTTTCTTCTCAAACTTTGCAACTGTCACAGTCTTCTTCCTCCGTGGTGAGTAAGGTTTGGATCAAATCATCAACGTTTTCATCACCATCTTTCTTAGCATCATATGTGTTCTGATAATAAGATGTCTTCCAACCATATTTGAAAGTGGTTAGAAGATCCTTTGCCATTTCTGACACAGGGACTTCATTCTTGGGATAGTTTTCTGGATTGTAACTCCAGTTACCAGAAATTGCTTGGTCAAAGAATTTCTGCATCACAGCAACAATGTTGATGTAACCTTGATTACTCTTCATATCCCAGAGAAGAGTATAGTTATTTTTCAAGGTATTGTATTGTGGAACAATCTGCTTAAGAGGTCCTTTCTTTGATTTTTTAACGGACAAGTAGTCTCTAGGTGGTTCAATTCCGTTTGTTGCGTTAGACACAACGGAGCTGCTCTCCGATGGCATCTGTGCGGACAAAGTGCTGTGTCTGAGTCCGTACTTCTTGATATCATCCCGTAGAGAATTCCAATCATAGTTCAGTTCATTAGGAACGAGTTCATCTACCTCGCTCTTATATGTATCAATTGGAAGAATGCCATCTGCATATTTTGTACGATCAAAATATTCGCATGCACCTTTCTCAGATGCAATTCTCATAGATGCTTTCAACAGGTAATACTGGAATGCTTCAGTAAGATCGTGAACTTCTTTCCATGCTTGGGGATCATTATAATACATACCTTTCTTAGCAAGGTAATGTGCAAGACCAATGAAACCAATACCAAGTGAACGTCTTGCTCTGGTAGATACCTCTGCTGCCTTGACAGGATACTCTTGATAGTCAATCAGTTCCTCCAGTCCACGGACTGCAAGTTCACATAACTCTTCAAGGTCATCATTCTTTCTAATCTTACCAACGTTGATAGCAGAAAGAATACACAAAGCAATCTCACCCTCACCATCAATGTGTTCAAGAGGGTCAGTAGGTAGAGTGATCTCTTGACAGAGGTTAGACATATTCACCTTATCCTTGAAGGATGAGTGTGAATTACAATGATCAATATTCATCAAGTAAATACGACCAGTCTCTGCTCTCTCTTTCAAGAGATCTAGTATGAGTTTCTGTGCTCCAACAGTGGTCTTAGGTTTGGTCTCGTCTTGCTCGTATTGGGTGTAAAGATCATCAAACTGATCAGTCCCAAAAGCATCGTATAAACCAGGAACATCGTGAGGAGAGAAAAGGGTGATCTCTGCATTAGAAATAAAGCGTTCATAGAACAGTTTACTTAACTGAATAGAGTAGTCAAGTTTTCTTACGCGGTTGTCTTCGGTGCCTTTGTTGTTTTTGAGGACGATGATGTCTTGGATTTCTTGGTGCCAGATCGGGAAGTGGACTGTTGCGCTTCCACCTCGGATGCCATTCTGAGTGCAACATCTGACAGTCGCCTCAAACTTTTTGAGAAAAGGGATGACGCCCGTGTGTTGAACTTCTCCTCCACGGATTTTAGCGTTGATGCCACGGATTCTCCCCGCGTTAATACCGATGCCTGCACGCTGAGCGACATACTTGCCAATAGCCATATCGCTAGTAAAGATACTAGAGAGGGTGTCATCAGAATCAACCAGAACACAACTTGCAAATTGGCGAAGAGCGGTTCTGACTCCCGCCATGACTGGCGTCGGGATGTTGATTTTGTGTTTTGAGATCGCGTTGTAGTATTTTCGGACATAATCTAGGCGACTACCTTCGTAGTCGCGAAATAGTGTAGCAGCGATCAGCATGTACATAAACTGAGGTGTCTCGTAGACCTCACCTGTACTGCGATCTTGAACGAGATACTTATCTACTACCTGCCTTAGTCCTGCATAGGTAAACAAATAGTCTCGGTCATGATCTATATAGGAGTCCAATTGATCCCATTCATCTGTTGTGTAGAAGTCCACAAGAGAAGGGTCGTAGATGCCTTTGGCGATTCCATCGCGTAGTTGCTGCAGAACGTGTGGTCTCTGGTCAGGATGACGCTTGTAGACCCCTTTGCGGAGACTAAACAGCAACAGACGAGCAGCAACGTATTGATAATTTGGTGACTCAAGACTGATCAGATCATTTGCTGAACGGATCAAGATTTCTTGAATGTCTTTGGTCTCAATGCCATCAAAAAATTGTAGATTGGCATTCATTTCTACTTGTGATTCGGAGACACCTGCGAGACCTCTACAGGCATGCTCCACCATGGTGTGTACTTTGTTCAGATTGATAGGAGTAATACTCCCGTCTCTCTTGATAACAGTATTACCGTTGCTCATACTCGCTTCCAATTGTTGAGTGTAACTTTTGCGGATAAACCAGCGTATGTGTTTGATTCTATCAGATTTTTTACGTTATGTCCAGTTTGCACCATATCGTTTATGTCCTTATCCTCAACTGAGGAAGGCCATATAACAATTTTGTGTCCTCTATCTATGACCTTTTCCATACGGGAAATAATTTCACCGTTTCTAGGTTCGTTATCATAAATGAAGACAACATCTCTATCATCAGCAAACGACCATTCAATATCTGCTCCTACCATTGCTACTGCATTGTCTAGGAAGAGACTATCAAAAGGACCTTCAGTGATGTATGTAACTTTGCTCTTGTCTGTGCGATCAATACCATAGATTTTTGGTTGACTTTCATCTAGGATGATAGTTATGTATCGCATATTATCATTAGGTGCCAAGGAACGTCCTTGAAACCCATACCAATTACCATCACGGACAAGAGGAATAATGATTCTACCGTGTTCGTACTTATCATTTCCAAAGGTAGGTTTCTGTTTATTAACCCACTCTTGGAACTTATCAACATAAAAAAGTTCGCTAAAGAACTGTTCAGGAATACCTCTTCCAAGGAGATATCCTCTAGCTGGGTGATCACTATTTAGACATGAAATAGGTTCCAGACCTGTAGGGATTTTTACTCTTTTTGGAATCTTTGTTTTGAAATCCAGTTCTGGATTTTTTATGTATCGTCCTTTACCTGTGAGACCTTCTTTGTATCGTTCCATGATGTAATCGTCATGGAGATCCATCGCCTGTTCCTTCAGGAAATTGGAGAAGGATCTACCGACACCACAATTATGACACTTGTATATTAGATCCGTTTTTACACGGATGAAGTATCCTCGTGCCTTGTTCTTGTACTTCTTAGAGTCACCACAGTAGGGGCATCTGAAATTCCAGAGACCTTCTTTCTTCCGTGCAAACTTGTCTAATCTACCCGATAGGAGATTGACGTACTTGGTCTCTATGTAATTCATGCACACCTTCGGATGTGCTTATACTAGCAGATGAACCTGGTGGTGTCAATAGCTGCTTAAAAACTCTCTGTCCAATAGGGGAAATGAGAACACTGATCACTGCTAGTGCTCCTGCAATGCTCCACATCTTCTTCTCTAGGACTCTTAACCTGTCATCAATCAGACGGATGTCTCTCTCACATCCTATCTTGATTGCTTTAGTTTCTCTTTTAAGGTCTTCTGATAATCTATCTAATTTTTCAAATAGAATCTCATCAACCTTATCTTGTTTATCTAACTTCTCATTATGGACAGCAAGAAGTTTCCCCATTTGTATGGAGTTATCTTGCAGAGTGTCAACAACCCTCTCAAGTCTTTCAATTATTGCTGTATTAAGATTGGGTTCCTGTGCCATCGGTCGGATTACTGAAAGTTAGAACACGATTGAATGAGTCCTGTGATTCTCCACATGCGTTGCTGAACTTTGCTTGGTTCTGTTTCTGAGACAACGAACCATATGCTTTCATTACCTTTGATGCAACATCAGGTGTAACTTCAAACTCTTCTCCATTGAGAAACTTGATTGCTCCAGTGCATTTCTCATCAGCACATTGCTTGATCTTACCAAGATTACCACTGGCGCTAAAACTTTCGGTAGCAGACTTAGGACCTACACCACCAGCAGCAGCTCTCTTCATGCCTGCTACTTTGGTCTGGAGGGACTTCTGCATCTCCTGCTTTTTAAGTGCGATCTTCTTTTTCTCCATCGCAATTTTTTGCTGAACTTCTTTTTGCTTCATCTGCTTTTGCATCTGAGCTGCCTTAGGATCAGCTTCCTCAGGAATATTCTTCATTGCTTTCATTCTTTTATCCATATAAAATTTTGCTGCCTGACCAGGAAATACTCTTTCAATCTCTACGTCACCTCTGTAACGTGGGTTGATTAGAAGACGCATCTTCTGTCTCAATTCAGCAGGACTGTTTGCATAGATGATAGTTTCACCTACCTCAGGGATACGAACCTTGTACTGAAATAATCTGGATGGCACCTGACTGTCTCTAGGACAGGTTGTAGATTCCTTCACAGTTTTTTTCTTCCTCTCCTCCCTATATTTTTTCACATAGGGTTGATCTTTGATCCTATTAAATGCTTTCTTACGAAAGTCTAATACAGGATCAAAACCAGCAACAGGACCAGTGGCAGCAGCAGATCCGCTAAACCCACCAGTACCAGCACTCATTGTAGGAGATTCGTTGACGTTCATATTTGTTGCAGGATTTCAATAATGTCTGGATCTTCTTCCAGATTATCTAACCAATGTTCTGGATATCTATTCATCCAATGAAGGAATGCCTTTAGTAAAGGCCAATATTCCTTTTCTAGTTTATAGAATAATAGTGGCGTTGCCGCATCATCAAAAACATTATATAAGATCACGAGATGATTAATTATCAAGTGACTCCTGAGAGGACCGCCACGCAAGTATCTCTTGAATAATCTCTTGAGATACTTAAAGCGTTTCATGTCTTCGTCAAAATCCTCACGAGTTACACTCTGAGGATTCTCATAATTTTTGATGGCGAACAGGACAAAGTTGTCCTCGTTAAGTTCACCAAATTTCATTTATTATTAAGAGATAGTTAAGGTCTTGTCAGTTCCTGATCCACCTGCTCCAATGACATCGCCAGCAACGAATGCCTTATCAGATGTTGCACCACCTGTGGTATCTACGATAGTACCAGAGATAGTCTGTGCTCCGATTGAAAGTGTCTCAGCCTGAGAAGGAACAGTAAAGTCAAACTCTACTCTGTTAGTAGTAGTTCCTCTAGCATATGTAGCAGTTACAGCACCAGTTGTTGATCCAGTGACTGCAAGTGTTGCTCCAGCAGTAACAGTAACTTTCTCGTTGTAGATAACAACGACAGTTCCAGTGTCACCCTGATCAAGTGCTTCCTGCTCAAAGAATACTGCAGTAATATCTGCTGCTCCAAGAGTATTAGTTCCCCTAGATCCAGCACCTACGAGACCATCAACTGCAACGATGACCTCATCCCAGAATTCGGTCTGGTCTCCTTTTTTATAGTGACGTAAGACCCATCCTTGCTCGGTAGCGAAGACCTGTGACGGATCAACAGCACCGCCTTGTACAGCCCACTTGGGCTTAGACTCGTCTGCGTCAGTAACACCCCAAAGTGGCATGGTAAAAACTCCTTGTCTGTTGTATTAAACTAATATTATTTATAAAAATAGACCCCCTAAAGGGGTCTAATTATTTAATCGCGTGTTTTGATGGCTTCTGCAACCTTCGCAAGAAGTTCGTCATCAGCAGTAGTCTTGGTCAATTTGACTGCCTTTCCTAAAATAAGAAGACAGATTTCAATTAGTTTTTCACCAAGCTCTGCGTCTTCGGGAATCTTAGCGACTGCAGAATCTACAACCTTGTAGGCTAGTGGCATAAGAAAAGATAACATGGTAGCTCCATAATAGTGTCTACCATATATATGTGACTTAAGTACCTAAACCTTTGCCTTTGTCGTAGTTATCTTTACCACCGTAACGAGCCATGGTATCAACATAGTTTTGGGTTGACTTGAATCCTCTCTTCTTTGCATCAGCAGCGGTTTGCTTTTTAGCATCTGCTGCTTTCTTGTACTTACCAGTACCACGAGTATCTTTCTGACCCTTTACTTTTTTCTGTTGTTTACTACCACCCGTTTTCATGATGGCACCCTTACCATACTTTGCCTCTATACTCTTTTTAACAAGATCAAGTGCAGATGGTTTGGCATCTTTTGCCTTGGGTGCAGGTTTTCTAGTACCTCCTTTGTCGTAACCCTTCTCTTTCTTGTAGCGTGTTGCTTCGTAGATAGAGAATGCGTTATCTACAAGGGTATCTTTAAGTGCATTGAAAGTTTTTTCTGAGATTTCTTTTTGGATCTCTTTTGTGCTTTCTTCTGCACTGTCATAAGCGTGTTCCTCATTAGTGTTTGCAGGTTTGCCATCGGACTTACCCATAGGTGCCGATTCCTCAGACATTTTTCCAGACTTTACTTTCTTCTCTAGTTTCTTAGCAGCAGTGTCTGCTCTAAGTCTTTCACCTACCTTATTAAGTTTATCAACACTCTTCTGAGTTTTCTTCATTTCAGAATCTAACTCATGATCATCACCATGAGTGCCCTTTCTTTGATGATCAACTGCTTTCCTTGCTCTGTCTGCAACACCTTCATTTTTCATCTTTGATTTTGCTGCTTTCAGTCTATCAAGAAATTCTTTTCCCCCTTTCTCTTGCTTGATCTCATCGTCAGTCATCTTCTTACCAGACTTATTATTAGCA